AATGGTAGAGTCTATGGGTATAAATCCAGATGCAGTGCCAGAATATATAACAAAAGCACTTAGTAAAGATTATACAAAAAAATTAGATAATATGAAAAAAGCTGCGGAAAAAACGAGGCCAAAATAATGGGATTAAGAAAAGATATTAAAGACGCATTTCTAAAATCTTCAGGGGCAGATAAATTTTCTGAAGATGATACAGGGAATATAGATGAACTAGCAAAAGATTTAACAGCTGCCATTGAAAAATATATTAAAACTCAAAAATTTAATATTGTTGATATGGAAGCAGATGTTAAACTTGATAAACTTCAAATATTAACACCGATAACTGTTAATACTTCAACTTTGATACCAATAGGTCCAACGACAGGTGGAAGCATTCTTCCAGGAGCTAAATTATTAGGAACAGCTTTAATTAATCCACAAACATTGAATGACAACGTTCAAATAATAGCAACAGGAAAGGCTTATTTAGGGCAATCAGCTAAGAAAATGAAAGGAAGTAGAAAAACTGATAAGTTTAATAAATATGCTATAGTTCGATTAAATCCTGATAGTAAACAAGGAATAAGATAATTTATGGCTATACGAGATATAACAAAAAACCCATTTATTCAAGATAGAGATGAAAATATATTTGTTGGAATAGATTATCCATTTCATAGATCTGATGGTATAGAAGGATGGTTTGCATCTACTGATACAACGATAAAATCAGTAAAAAATAATGTTAAAATGTTGTTAAGTACAACAAGGGGTGAAAGATTATTACAACCAAGTTTAGGTATTAATTTTCAAAGATTTTTATTTGAACCTTTTACATCTAATACAAGAATTGAAATTGAGAATGAAATAGTAGACACATTTAGTACTTGGCTACCATTTGTTGAAATACAAGATATACAAATTGATGTAGCTGGAGAAGATACGATAGGGAGAGCAAAAATAAAAGTTTCAATAACATTTAATATCACAAAAGATCCTAATAGTTTAGAATCAGTAAGTGTAGTAGTTGGAGAATAATAGTGCCGTATAGTAATAAAGATTTTTCTGATACAAATATAAATTATATTAATAAAGATTTCAGAAGTTTAAAAAACACATTAATAGAATATGCTAAAACATATTTTCCGAATACATATAAAGATTTTAATGAAACTTCTCCCGGGATGATGTTAATTGAGATGGCAGCATATGTTGGTGATGTCCAATCTTTTTATATAGATCAACAATATCGAGAAATGATGTTGCCTTTGGCAGAAGAAAGAAAAAATGTTATAAATATCGCAAAGATGTTAGGTTACAGAACAAAACCTATTATTCCTGCATATGTAGATATTACTGTAAAACAAACTGTTGATGTTATCTCTGGTAATACACCATTACCAGATTATTCTCAAGCTGTGATAATTGACAAAGGAATGAGAATAACATCAACTATTGATTCAGACATAATTTTTGAAACATTAGATGTTGTTGATTTTACAACCAGTGGTTCAGCTGATATAGCGCCGGAAGATACAGCAACAGATGAAAATAATTTAACATCTGAGTATACTCTTACTAGACAGATAAGAGCTATATCAGGAGAAACAAAAACAAAAACTTTTATAGTTGAAAGCCCATCAAAATTTTTAACTTTAACTTTACCAGAAACAAATGTTATTGAAATAATAAATGTTGTTGATTCGAATAATAATAAATGGTATGAAGTAGATTATTTAGCTCAGGATAAAGTACCGATTGAAACTCATTTTACAGATGATAGTGACAGAAGTACTGCATATTCAAAAATTCAGTCTGATACCACTACAATATCAGTATCAGCCCCATATACTTTAGAATTTATAAAAACAAATAAAAGATTTATTATTGATGTAAATGAAAATGATACAACTTCACTTATTTTTGGGAATGGTGTAATGAGAAGTGGCCAGACACAAGAGTCATTATTTTTACAGACAAGACAGATTGGTATAAATATTCCAGGATCAAACCAAAATTTAGTTGCATCATTAGATCCTTTATTGGGAGATGAATATTCATTATTAGGTGAAGCTCCTGCACATACAACTCTTACTGTTACTTATAGAATTGGGGGAGGTATTAATTCTAATGTACCAGTAGGTGATCTTACAACAATAAATGTTATTAGTTCATTAAATAATAAAAGCACATCAAATGTTACAGTTACAAATGATAACCCTGCTAGAGGTGGTTCAAATCAAGAAACTGTTAATGAAATACGGCATAGAGCAAGTGCTTTTTTTACAACACAAAATAGATGTGTAACAAAACAAGATTATGAAATTAGATGTATGAATATGTCAGCGAAATTTGGAAATATTGCTAAAGTATATGTCGCAAAATCAAATCTTTTTTCTACATTAAAAACAAAAATAGATTTAGCATATAATAATGTTATACAAAATTCGATCGAAGATGGGTTTATACCAGTTGAAAATTTAACTACATATAATAATATTTTACAAGATATATTAATGGATATTAAAGACGGTGAGCTTCCTACTATTGATATTTATACTTTGTCATATAATAATACTAAAGAATTAGTAGAAACCCCAACAGATCCAATAGGTATAAATTTAAAAAATTATTTAAGTCAATTTAGATTATTAACAGATAGTATATCACTTAAAGCAGGATATGTTATTAATTTTGGAATAATATTTGATGTATTTGCTCATAAACACGCTAATAAACAAGATGTTAAATTAAGATGTATCCAAAAAATAATTGATTATTTTAATGTAGACAAAATGCAATTTAGACAACCAATACATATAAGTCAATTAGAATATGAATTAATGTCAGTAGATGGAGTTAGATCTGTTAATTATGTATGTATAACTCAAGGGCCTAATTGGAAAGTTAGCCCTACTATTGCGGCAGCATTCGATCCCCCATTATGGCTTAAAATATGGGATCCTATCGGCGGAACAAATCAACAAGGTTCGTGGACAGAAACTGGAACAGCAGGTTATGGTTATTATTTTGATTTCGAATCTGCTCATGATAGTGGTATAATTAAACCTCCAATAACACCAGCTATTTTTGAATTGAAAAATCCAAAGTTAAATGTGAAAGGAAGAGTACATTAATGATTTATTCTATTTATAGTACAACAGATTCATGGCTTTCAAGTGGTTCAAGTCATATTGATGGAACATCATTTAAAGATCAAAATTTTGGTCAAGATGAAATTCTTGAATTGAAAAAAGTTTTTTGGAATAGAGCTTTTGATTATCAAACAAGAGTATTATTATCATTTAAAGGAACTGAATTTACAAATGTTTCACAGTCTATTGTAAACGGAGAAATAACAAGTCCCAAATTTTATTTAAGACTATATGAAGCAGATGGGGTACAAGAATTATCAACTGAATATAAAATAGCTGCATTTCCTGTATCTCAATCTTGGGATGAAGGGATTGGAAAATTTGGTGATGACCCCAAAGTAACAAACGGTGTTAGTTGGGAAAATATAAATTATTATCCAGGTAACAATGAAGTAACTTGGTCAGCAACAGGTGGTACATCTAGACATGGCGGTCATTATATAAGTGGTAGTGAATATGAAGCATCTCAATCATTTTCATATGAATCGCCAGATGTTAATATGGATGTAACCGATATTGTAAATTATTGGTTGAAAAGCGGATCAAATACTAACAATGGTTTTCTTTTAAGATTTAGTGGAAGTCAGGAAACTGATAATACTACATTTGGACAATTAAAATTCTTTTCTTCTCAAACCAATACAATATATTCTCCAAAACTTGAAGTTAGATGGGATGATCACAAACCGTGTACAGGAAGTAATACTGGAAGTTTATTACCGATGACAGCAAGTGGAGAAGTTGATTATACTCTTTATATGAAGGGGTTAAAAGAAAGCTATAAAGAAAATGATAAAATTAAATTTAGAGTGATGCCACGAAAAAGATATATTCAAAAAACCTTTTCAACATCAGTTCAAACTGTAACAGGTTCATTTATACCAGAAGGAAGTGGATCATATTCTATTATAGATTTGGCTACAGGAGAAACAGTTGTTCCCTTTAGTGCATACACATCAATGAGTTGTGATCCTACTAGTAATTATTTTGTACAATGGATGAACGGTTTTTATCCTCACAGAGCATATAAAATTGTTTACAAAATAAAGTATAATGATAATCAAGAAATATTATATGATAATGATTTTGAATTTAAAATTAGGCCATAATAATTATGATTCATATAACAAAAGAAGATATTGCAAATAGAATATCAGAATTACTTATAGAAAACTTTAATGAGATATCTACATATTTTGGTGGGGTTGATTTAGCACATTTTCAAAAAACTGTTAGATCAGGTGAAATACAAACTGGAAGAACTGAAGATGAAACAATTGTTGTACATGAAAGTAATATTAAATCAAATGAAACTATAGTAAAATTAATAGATACAATATATGGTTTTCTACATCCATCAGGGCAATTATCAGATTCATTATTGACTTTAGATGATATAATATTAACAAGTTCATCAAATGAAAGTACTGGCGGTGGCGCAGCTTTTACATTTATTATAAATACTCCGGCTGGGAATAATAGAATTCCAATTACCAGTGCATTATTTGATAGTCTTAATCAATTTATAGGTATTCAAAAAAGACGAGTTATTGTTGATCCTAAAAAAGCAAAACAATTACTTGATACTAATATTTATGAATTATTACCGCCCGTAACAACTCGTCAACAACAAATTAATAAATTTTTTTCTGAATATAATAATCTTAAACCTCCATCACCTCGTGAATTAAATATTTTATTAGATAAAGATGAAGATACTTTTACTGAAACTTTTGATAAAATATTAGCAGCAGATTATTCTGCACAATATGATATTTCTAATGCATTTGAGAATGGATTAACGAATGATAAATATATTACATGGCTTAAAAAGGATGAAAATAATAAAAATGAAAATAAAAGTTTAGAATGGTTATATAAAGATTTACAAGAAAATTATTTTCTTCAAAAAGAAATTAGTGTTGATGCTTTAGATGATAGACCAGAATATGAATCTAAATCTGAAGGATATTTAAAAATTAGAAATTTTAATC